GAGGATTGGTTGAAACATTATTCTTATATGACTGAGGCTGAATATGTTGCAACTGAAAATAAAGTAGCTCAATGGGGTCTGAGGTTAGAAGATATACCTACAAGAACTATTACGAGTGAAACTTTAAATCCTGAAATAGTTGAAGACGCTATAGCTTGGTATGAGTCAAAAGGTATCACTTGTAGAAACGACGGCGATGACTGCGTTGAACTTTTAGCTAGAGATAAAGCTGGCGTTGCTATGGCTTGGGTACAAGTTACTAGAAAAGAATTAGAATATCGAGCTGATATGCTTGAGGAAGAGCATAGATAAATAATAAAGAAAGGAGGCAAAATGTTTTTAATACACTATCTGTTAAAACGTCTTTTTGGCGATGATTATGAGAAACATATGAAACGCCGTAGAAAGTAACAATTAAGGCCGTGATTGACACGGCCTTTTTTATTTTGTAACAATATGGGATAAATCACATATAGGAGAAATTTATGTTTCTAAATAAAGATCAATTAAAACACTTAAAGAAAAATGGGTGGATACCTATGAACACCAAAGACGGAACGGCTTGGTTTGGGGGTAAATCACATTATAGACTTGCAGACTATATTGAAGATCCTGAGAAAGACGATAGACCACTTGAGGATATAGACTTTTTAGTTATTGCATATTCAAAAAATGAGGAGGACTAAAATGAAACTTTCACCATTGCAAAAACAAGATTTAAAAACTTTAGAGGGTAGAGATCTAATGTATTTTTTACTTGATATGTATGAGCATAGTTATATTGACGGCGATAATATAACAGCTTTCTTAGACGATAATTTATCCGACAACGAGGTTAAACTTTTTATAGAGGAGGCTACTGATGATTAAATTAGTTAAAAAATCAACTGCGAAAAAAACTACAAATTGTGCAGTAACCTATAGAGCGGGTGGAGCTGACAAATTCGCAACTTGCCCAATCGATTGTAATTTAAAACCTGACACTTCAGCGGGTGCAACTGAGATAGATTATAGCTATCTTGATGCAGTATCGGACGCCGTACCAAAAGGCGGCGTTAGTTTTACTTACTCACATTTTAACCCTAGTTTATGGAAACATAAATTAAAGATAGGTAAAACTGTTATAAATTATTCAGCTCGAAATTTAGCCGACTTGTTTTTAAATTCATTCGTACCCGCAGTTATAAATGTAAAAGAAACATTTTGGAAAACAAATGGCAAATCAGAAACTATTAACGATCACAAAATAGTTAGATGTCCCGCAGAATATACCAGTACAGATTGTAGCACTTGCGGAAATGGAAAACCTTTATGTAGCCGTATGGATAGAAACTTTATTGTAGGGTTTACCGATCACGGCACTTATAAGAAAAAGGCGGGGAGTGAAATAGAAAAAGGCGGTTGTTATGCAACTGGTGGAAATGTTTTATTACACTGGAACGCCACAACTAAGACGGCTGACGAAGATCCTGATGAACTAAAACTTTTAAAATTCGCTCAGGAACTACCATACGGAACTGTATTAAGGCACCATATAGCGGGAGATTTTGGAAAATGTTAGTAAAAGATTTAATTAAAATACTAAAAAAACATAACCCTAATAATAGAGTTGTATTTTACAATTTAGAAAACCATAATTTAACCGAATACGATTTAGAAAGTATAATAGATTGTAAAGAAGTTTATCAGACCGAAATTACTACTACAAATGAAGAACTAGAATAAACTTTACATATAAGATAAATCGTATACTATTAAAGCGGGGCATTACACCCCGCTTTTTTTAATTGCATTTTATATAGGAGAAAAATATGCGACATTTAGAAAACGAAAATAGAACTTTAGAAAGTATGTTAAAAGACATACAAGCTCAAAACAGTATGAAACAAGATTATATTGCACCTACAAAAGAGCTGCAATTTAGAACTGTAGAGAGTGACGATCCAGTACATGGGACTAACCACAGTCAAATTGTTATGGAGGCCGATCACGGCGAGCCGACTAAAATACTTAATGTTAATCAACATTGCTTTGACCAAATAGCTCAAAAGGCTGAAATTGCAACTCCAACGGCTAGACGTTTACAACAGAACTATCCAAAAGAAATGGATAATTTAATTAACGCCATCTGGCAAAAAGAAAACTCCAAACGTATGATAAGAACTTTTGATAAGACTAGCGTAACAAACCCTAGATTTACGTTAGACCGACACAATGGTATCGCTAGAGCTTTTTTATCTGATAAGTTTAAGACTTTTGATAATTCTGATTTATTAGAGTCAGCCTTACCTTCACTTGGAGAATCTGACGCTAGCTGGAAAATTGTTAATTATGCTAATACAGATAAAAAACTTTACATACGTTTAAAATCTGAAGTTATACAATCTGACGCAGGATTAAATGATTTAATGGCACATGGGATCGGAATAAGTAATTCTGAAACTGGATCAGGATCAGTAGCCGTATTTGGCATAGCTTGGACGTTAGCTTGTTTAAATGGTATGCAAACCGAAAACGTAACTCGAAAGGCACATATAACGTCAGCGAGGGACGGCGATACTTGGAATGTATTAACCGACGAAACTAAGCGAGCAGATAACCATAGTTTAAAACTTCAGCTCAGGGACATTGTTAGCTCATACGCCAGCCGTGATGCTTTTGATGAAAACATCGAAAAAATGAAAAGAGCTAAGGAGGACGTTGTTGACGTTCCTATGAATGAGTCAGTTGAAAATTTAGGAAAAGTTTTAACTTTATCTAAAAAAGAAACCAGCAATGTATTAGAGGGTTTACTTCAGACCATAGGACAATCAGGGTATGAACAAAACCAAAAGATTAATAGGGCTACACTTGTTAACGCTTGTACTGCCGTGGGTAATACTGCTGATCCTGACAACGTAGATTTTTGGCAACGACTAGGCGGTAAAGTTCTAAACCTAGGTAAAACCGATTGGAATAGAGTAGCAATGGCAAGTTAAAAACTACCTACATATTAACGCCGATTTAAGCCCCGCTGATGCGGGGCTTTTATTTTTTGTACATATATGTATAATATCCCGTATCACAAACTTTATAGGAGGCTTTTTATGCCAAAAAAAATAACTTATGATAGATATGCTTTTGAAGACATATTAATACAATCCAATGTTGAGAATATTGGAGAAGTAAGAGTATTTAATGATAGAGGCGAACAAATAGCAGAAACTTCAGCTTATTTTGTAACTACTGAAGATGAAGACGGAAATGAAATATTTGAGGAGGACAAAATAAAATGATTAAAATCAATTTAACTAATGAGCAATTTAATATAATAACTTTAGCTTTAACTAGCTCGGATATATTTCATCAAACTTTTGAAGATTCTGGACTTACTGAAAATGAACAAAAAGTTTATATTTCAGCTTTTAAAAAATTTGGAATTGATTTAAGGGAGGATAATTAAATGCCAAAAGATAAATTAAATTTAGATCAGCTTATGAATAATTTAAATCAGGCAGGTTTAAACGTCATAAATTTTGATGACATAAATATAAATGACTTAGCTGATGAAGATGTTGATGAAAGGGAAGTAAATAGAAGGCATACGGTAAAAGTTGAAAAATTAACTATTGCCGATTGTCTACAATTTTCTAATGATGGATTTATTCCAGATGATTTAATAGACAAGCTTTATTATTATTTATTGGATAGTAAAAAAATCAGAAAAAAATTAAAAAAATATTCACATATTTAAGAAATTAAAAAAGAGCTGCTTAAAACCCGTTAATTGACTTTAACGGGTTTTTTATTAATATATGGGATAAATCACATTTTTAATTTTATAGGAGTAAAAAAAATGGATAAAACAACAGAACAAGCAATTTATGAAATGCTAACAGAATCCACGGGGACTCACATTTTAGATTCAGGCGGTGCAACTGGTAGGCACTGGCAACAGAATCAAAAACGTACTTTAGAGGATTTTAAAAAAGATGAGTTGGTAGTTTATGATTCTAAATATGATGAAATAACTTTAAATATATTTCCTTATTTAAATGAGTTTTTGGAATACGACCATATCGAAAATTTAAGATTACATAAATATTTAAATAAAAAGGGCTGGTATAACGACACCGATTCAGTACAAGCTTATTTCAATAAATGTTTATACGTTGGCTATAAGGTAGGACATATCAATAGTTATAACGAAGATTGTTTATTGTCCCAAACCGTCCAGATAATTTATAGCGGGGATTTATTTGACCATGAATTAATTGCTTTATCTATTCATAACGGCGCCGACGTCCGCGGAGGATACACCGACTTTGTAATATTTGGGGCAGATATTGAAGGGCTTTTGGGCTGGCACCCTGAACACTGGGAACACATACGGGAAGAGCACGAGGACAAACCGCAACCGGATCAGGAATATTTACTAATCGGCGGTAGTGACTCGCCCAGCATTTTTAATGGCAATACATGGGAGGAATCTAAAATAAAATGATGAAACAATATTTAAAACTTAGGAAGATTTTTATTTTAATTACTGAACTTCTTTTTTTTCCAGTAATTATATTATTTGCTATTTTAATTTTATTAATTGCCTACCCGCATTAATAAATTATTCAGCTCGATTTAAGCCCCATTTATGGGGCTTTTTTCATTTTAACGACGTCAAAAGAGCTGCTCTTTTTTTCAGCCCTCAAACCCGCGGAAACCTTCACAATTTAAATTTTTAACCGTGAACTTATCCATTAATTGACCCGGTGAGTCAGTCAATACAGCTGACAAAAAACCGCCGGGCTGTTTACTGGATAACTTCAATTTATCTGGTTTAAATTATCACGGTTTAAAATAGTTAAATACGGCACCGCTGGACGTCCGGACGGATTCGAAACGCACGGATCCAGCACCAGCCCGCCGAGGATCCGCGATTAAGTATTAATGAATCTAACTTTATTAGATGCTGCTTAAACTTTTTTAGCCGTGACTAATTTTAAATTAACCGTGATCCGCGAACCGTGATTCTTGACCCTTCACCGCGCCCAGCTGGTACCCGATCCACGAATCAAAGCGCGTAAATTAATAAATTTATTCCAGAAGGAATTGAAAAAAATTAATAAAAATTGTTTAGGATCCTTCCAAAATTGAGGCTAAAAAATTGCAAAAAAAAACAATTGACAAGAAAAACGAATCGAGTGCCACGGCCGTTGTGCACGCAGGCATGTGCCAAGTTTTTCACAAACAATTACATAAAATTTGAAATAAAGATTAACTATAGTATAATAAGCCATAAATCGCATATAATAAGATACTGTTAGGGGCCCCTGAATGGAAGTTACATCACACGACGAGAGACGCTTAAAACTAGAACTAAGATTAGCGCAACTACAGAAGAATGAAACTTGTCAAAAACAGTTTTTATCTTTTGTAAAAACCATCTGGCCGAGCTTCATACAGGGCAGGCATCACGAGATCATAGCCGAGAAGTTAGAACGAGTAGCCAGTGGAAAACTAAAACGTCTAATCATTAATATGGCACCCCGTCATACTAAGTCAGAGTTTGCATCATTTTTGTTTCCAGCGTGGATGATGGGAAGAAATCCAAACATGAAGATCATTCAGGCGACACACACGACGGAACTGGCAGTAAATTTTGGTCGTAAGGTGAAAAACCTTTTGGACACAGAAGAGTTCCGTGAAGTTTTCCCCGATGTAAGACTAGCAGCAGACAGTAAAGCGTCTGGAAGATGGGACACGAACAGGGGCGGCATGTATTATGCTGTCGGTGTTGGATCGAACTTAGCTGGTCGAGGTGGTGATCTTGTTATAATCGACGATCCGCACTCGGAACAGACTGCGATGAGTAACAACGGCTTTGAAGATGCATGGGATTGGTACACTGGGGGCCCCCGACAGAGGCTCCAGCCGGGTGGCAGCATCGTTTTGGTGCAGACAAGGTGGTCCGAAAAGGATTTAACGGGGCAGTTAATGCGTTCTATGGCTAAAGATAAGCTTGCAGACCAGTGGGAGATAGTAGAATTACCTGCCATTTTTGATAGTGGGCAGCCCTGTTGGCCAGAATATTGGAGTTTGGACGATTTGACAGCGGTGAAAGCGTCGATACCACCCAGTAAATGGAACGCGCAGTACCAACAACGGCCCACGGGTGAAGAAAATGCGATAATTAAGCGTGAATGGTGGCAAAAATGGGAAAAAACAGCAGTTCCTAACTTACAATACGTCATTCAGAGCTACGATACGGCTTTCTCGAAACGAGAAACAGCTGACTACAGTGCGATAACGACATGGGGTGTGTTTTATCCGGAAGAAGCAGGCGGGCCACCAGCTTTGATACTGCTTGATAGCAAAAAAGGGCGCTGGGACTTTCCAGAGCTGAAGGAGTTAGCTTTAGATCAGTATAATTATTGGGACCCAGAGACAGTTATCATAGAAGCAAAGGCTTCTGGTATGCCTTTGACCCACGAATTACGAAACATGGGCATACCGGTGGTTAACTTTACACCGAGTAAAGGCAACGATAAGGTATCGAGAGTACATGCGGTATCGCCTTTGTTTGAAGCGGGCATGGTTTGGGCCCCCGATGAGGCTTTTGCAGATGAGATGATAGAAGAGGTTGCAGCTTTTCCAAATGGAGAGTATGATGACCTTGTTGATAGCATGACACAGGCTCTCATGCGGTATCGTCAGGGTAATTTTGTACAGCTACCGAGCGACGATTGGGACGAGAGCGATGGGTCTGCACAGGTAAGGGCTTATTATTGAGGTGTAAATGGCTGATCCTCAGCAAAATTACAGAGATGTACTTTCAAGACTAGAGGCTAAAGATAAAGAGGGCACTTCTGCACAGGATGTGTATGACGCAGCGTCATTTTTGCCCGGTACAGGAGAAGCGATAGCTGCATATGAGCTGCCCGGCATCTTATCGCAGGGTGGTCAGATGATGCAGAGCGATGATGTACTTGAGGCTCTTCAAGGCATGGGTCTGGTAACTTTAGGCACCGCAGCAACTTTACCCATAGTAGGTCCCGCAGCGAAAGTAGCTAGAAAAGGTCTTGAGGGTTTTATTCCGTACATGGGTCCAAAGCTTGCTACAGAGGGTCCTGACAGTTCTATCATGGCTATGACAGATTTTGAGCCTCCCAAAGGCGGAACCAAGGCAGCTGATGATATAGATCTTGGATCAGGCAGTTTGTTTGCACCAGAGAGTAAGAAAAACAGACGTTTGTTAGTTTTATCTTGTAGTGACACCAAATGTCCAGACGTTGGCGATAAGAAAGCTATTGATCGTTATCTTGGTCCGGTATTCCAAAGTTTGAAAGCTATGGGGACACCTATTGATGTTGACGTAGCAATAATGTCCGCCAAGCATGGGTTGATAAGATCGGACACTCCTATAAAAAAGTATAACGATAAAATGACCCCAAAAAAAGCTGAGTTGTTTAAACAAGATGCAAACCAGATGAATCGTATTAGAAACACTTTAAAAGGCTATGACGACGTTATCGTTCAAGGTGGCAAAGACTATAAGGATGTCATACGAGCTGCGGCAGGTGATGCTAAGATTACTGAAGTGCCGGGTGGTAGAGGTATTGGAGATCAAAGATCCGCAATGAAACAGGCGTTAGCTTTTGGTAAAATAGATACACCAGTATATCATTTTTCTATGGAGCCGGGGTTTTCTAAGTTTGATTTAGATAAACTACCTTTCTCGGATTTAGGCCCACATGTTGGATCTACACCAAAAGCTGCCGCTGATCGTTTTTTTACAAAAAACTATGGTATTATGCCTGATCTCAACAAAAGATACGAGGGTAAAACTACAGATGAAATATTAAAAGATATACAAGAAAGCGGCATCAAACCAGACAATCCAGACTTTCTTGGTGGCTCTGTGCCGTTAAAAGCAGATTTGAGTAAACCTTTTTTAAACCCTGCAACAAAGAAACCATTCACGGAAACAGAATTAACACTATACAAAGCTAATCAGCTGGGACGATTAAGTAATAATAAGTTCACTAGAGACGATTTGTATTTTGAAAACCCAAATGTTTCAGATGATGATATAAGACAAGCCATGAGAAAACTTTCAAGAGAGTTAGCTGAAAAAGGTTTCACACACATACCTTATGTAAATGATTTTGAAGATGTAAAAGAACTATCGTATGTAATGTTGTTAGACAGACCAAAAGGCAGTACTAAGGTTCTTCAAAGTCCAGCAGCCGTTAAAGATCCAAAAAAGTTTGAAGACGCGGACTTTATGATGGAAGAAGGCGGCGTCGTTAGTATGAAAGACAAAGCGGTGAATATGACACGAGGACCACAAGGTATTGAACCTTTTATTAAATTCGTGGTATAGTTCCTGAAAGGAGATCTAAATGGCAAGAGAACCAATAGCAAGTTTGATGGACAAGATACCATCGCAGATAAACATTCAAGACATGAAAGATGAGGTTGATGTAGAGATTACAGATAGCCTTGAAGATTTATCCTCTCCTGAAGTAGAGGTTACACTAGAAGATGACGGCGGCGTAGTTGTGGACTTTGATCCGAACGTAGGCGGACCAGAAGGTGACTTTGGAGACAACTTGGCAGAAGAGTTATCTGACACGGAACTTGGTAGGATCTCTGGTGAATTAACAGGTGAGTTTGAAGAAAACAAATCCAGTAGACAGGAGTGGGAAGATGCTTTCGCTAACGGTTTGGAGTTGTTGGGATTTAATTACGAAGAGCGGGCACAGCCTTTCAGAGGAGCAAGCGGTGTCACGCACCCTTTACTCGCTGAATCAGCCACGCAGTTTCAGGCACAAGCTTTCAACGAGCTGCTGCCACCGGGTGGTCCAGTCAGGACACAGGTTCTAGGGTCTAGCACCCCTGAGAAAGAAGATCAGGCGCAGCGTGTAAAAGAATTTATGAATTACTATATTTCTTCTGTTATGGAGGAATACACACCAGAATTTGACCAGATGTTGTTTTATTTGCCGCTTGCAGGGTCAACATTTAAGAAAGTTTACTATGATGAAAACTTAGGACGAGCTGTAAGTAAGTTTGTACCGGCTGAGAACCTAATCGTACCATACAGCACATCTGATTTAGAAACATGTCCAAACATAACGCATGTTGTGAAGATGAGCTTAAATGACTTGCGTAAAAGACAATTA